ATTCAACTCAGTTGTGTTCAAGAAAACCTTCGATGTGAAGGATGAATCACAACGTCAATCGACTGCTCGCGGGGTTACTACCCCTGATCAGTTGATTATCAAATCCCAGGATTACGTCGATTCCGCCACGAAAGTGGCGGGTCGGCGTTTCACCGGAAGGATTGATCGCACCGATATTGACGCTAATCTGCAGAAGATTTTAACTTCTGCATATTTCGTCATTGCTGTCCCGGGGACAGTCACTCAAGCGCAGCTCGACGTTGTCGTAGCTACGTTTAAGGCGGCTGTCGCGGATGCAACGCTCGTTGCGGCGATCCTCAACAACGAGAAGTAATTCTCGTTTAGAGGTCATGAGTTGACTCGTGTCTATATGCGCATAGCGCACGACACGGGTTATATTAGTCAGAACATCAGGCATAGTGGTACTCCATGATATGCATGCAATAGAGCAAACATATATAAGCCTGCTAGCAGATGTAGCAAACCTTACTGGGTTCTCTGAAATACGAGGATCTTTTATTGACCTACAATGGTGTCTCATAGAGGCGCCTAAGCTGGAGAAGTATGTCCTGAAGTGTGTTGAGGAAGAGAGAAATCTCGACCCCAGCATATTCCCGGACGGGTTGAGGAGACTCGCATCTGGATCACAAAGTGATCCATACAAAATGCGATATCTTCGACAACTTCTTCTGTTCTGCTACAAGGCCTCCGTTACACATGACAAAGATACCACCAAAAAATCGTTCCAAGATTTCCTTGAAACGAATTCTTCTGTTAGTGAGTTTGGGTCTAGTCTTTCAAGACTATCTCCCTTACTCCTTAACAGAACTCGTCGACATGTTCAGTCGGTTTTGCACTTGTTCCGAACGAAGGGAATAGTCCCAAGTCACGGACCAGGAGCTGTTACCACCTCTAAGGAGAGATGGCAGCACCGATTCAGCACCATAGAGTCAGTGTTTCCGTTCAGTGATTGGTTCTCCCTGTATTATAACAGGGATCACCTCGCACAGATTGAAGACACTGTCTTTGATGCTGACATAGAAGCTAAGCTCATCGCTGTCCCAAAAGACAGTCGTGGGCCTCGTCTAATATGTGTACACCCTGCTGAAGCCATTTGGATTCAGCAAGGTGTGCGTCGCGAGCTAGAGAGATGTATTTCATCTCCTAGGACATCTCAGGGTCCATGGCCTTATGGCCATGTATTCTTTGATGATCAGTCGGTAAACGGCAAGATAGCTCTCCTATCTAGTAAGTCGAGGCGATATGCCACGATAGACATGAAGGAGGCGTCGGACCGTATATCGGAGTCTCTTGTACAGGTCCTCTTTGGGAGGAAGTACAAGTACTTCGGTTGTTGTCGAGCTCAGAAGGTACGTATTCCTAAATGGGATTCAGGAATGGATCTCACGCAGGATATCGCAAGCTACGCTCCAATGGGGAACGCAACCACGTTTCCTGTGCAAAGCCTAGTCTTCTGGGCCATATGTGTATCGTCATTGCAGCGCCA